CCGAGGGCGGTATGTTGCGCGAGTAAATTCCGGCAAGGCTTGAGGATAACCCAAGCATGACCGTGGATGATCCCGGTTATGAGATGCGCCTTGAGGGCCTTGGGTCTGCAGCTCTCGTTCAGGCAATGCGCTGGGGCGATTGGGACGTGATCGAAGGCGCGTTCTTTGACTGCTGGGATGCTGCGCGACATGTCGTTCGTCCTTTTGAGATACCTAAGGAGTGGACACGCTTTCGATCTGGTGACTGGGGGTCTGCAAAGCCATTCTCATTTGGATGGTGGTCAGTCGTAGGCGATAAGTTCAAAACTCCTTGTGGCGTTTGGTTACCGCGCGGGTGCTTGGTTCGATACCGAGAATGGTACGGCATGCAGCCTGGCAAGCCGAATGTCGGTCTGAAGCTGCATGCTGAGATGGTTGGCAAGGGTCTGGCCGAGAGAGAGATAGAAAAGCCCGCTTATGGCGTTCTTGATCCAGCGGCGTTTACCGAAGATGGCGGCCCATCGATTGCCGAGCGCATCGCTAAGGGATCGGGCGATAAAATATATTTCATACGGGCCGACAACAAGCGGGTGCCCGGCCGTGGCGCAATGGGCGGTTGGGATCAGATGCGGGGGCGTCTGGTAGGCGACGATGACGGTCTACCGATGATCGTTACGTTCTCAACCTGTCTAGATAGTATCCGCACGATACCTGCACTGCAGCACGATCAACTTAAACCTGAAGACCTTGACAGCGATATGGAAGATCACGCTGCGGACGAGTGGCGGTACGCCTGCATGTCTAGGCCTTGGATTAAGGAAGCGGATCGGCGTGTCAGTGATCTCCCGCGCAAGGCCGACTACTTCGGCAAGTTCGATGGTGGCGACGACGATGACGCGGATGATTGGAAGACAGCTATCTGATGGGTGAAGTTCTCCAGCTCTCCCAATATCAAGAACCGGAGGCTTCAGCACCGGAGATCGATTGGGACAGCGAACACGCGCGCCTTGTCGATAAGTTCGAGGAGGCTGAGGATTCGAGCCGATCAAATACGCAAAAGGCCGAGCGCGACGTAGACTATTACGACGGCAAGCAATGGACTGAGAAAGAAGCAGCAAAACTGCGCAAGCGCGGCCAGGCCGCGATCATGGATAACCACATCAAGCCCAAGATTAGGTATTTGCAGGGCTTGGAGCAAAGCCGCAGAACCGATCCGAAGGCATCGCCGCGAACGCCTCAACATGAACAAGACGCTAATTCTTGCACGGATGCGCTGCGATTTGTGTGCGATCAAAACCGGTTTAACCGGATCAGGTCCAAGGTATTTAAGGATGTGCTGTCGGCCGGTTGGGGCGGCTACGAAGTCGTCGTTGAGCAGCGACAGGGGAGCAAGAACCCGGTTGTCGTTATCAGGCGATGCCCCTGGGACCGGATGGGCGCTGATCCTTATTCGGCGGATGAGATGTATGACGACGCCAACTATAAATTCCTTGTTTTGTGGATGGATCGCGAAGAGGCGATCGCAAAGTACGGTAAGGACGCCGGCCAGGTTTTCGATGAGACCGTGTCCTTTGGACAATCAGGCGGATCGTTCGATGACAAGCCTCGAACCACGACTTGGGTAAGCTACAACAAGCGTTGGCGTGTTCGGGTCGTTCAGATTTACTTCAAGCATCTGGGAACAGATCAGGTCTGCTTCGCAGAGTTCACCAAGGGTGGGTTGTTAAACTACGGACCATCACCCTGGCTCGATGAGTACGGTCAGCCTGAAGACCCCTATGCCTGGGGCTCGGCGAACGTCGATAGAGACAACAACAGATATGGCGAAATTCGCGATCTCATCGATTTGCAGGATGGCGTCAATCATCGAACCACCAAGTTCCAGCATCTCATTTCGACGCGGCAGACATTCCGCACGGAGTCGGCGCTCGGCTCACAGTCTCCGCTGGAGATGCGTCGACAGTTGGCGAAGGCCGACGGCGATGTCGTTCTCGCGCCAGGGGTAGAGTTCGGTAAGCAGTTCGGCATCATCCCAACCGGGGATATGGCCGACAAGCAGTTCGAGTTGTTGCAGCAACATGAGGCGCGTTTTCTAGCGCAGGGCCCAAACGCCTCGTTAATGGGTAAGGGCGGCGCCGATCAGTCGGGTAGGGCGATCCTTGCCAACCAGCAAGGCGGATCAATCGAAGCTAATCCGGTCTTTGACATCCTGCACGACATGGACTTGCAGCTGTATCGCAAGATTTGGAACCGCATTCGTCAATTCTGGACCGCCGAGCAGTGGATCAGCGTTACCGACGACATGCAGAATGCACGTTGGGTCGGGTTCAATATTCCCACCACCGATGAAATGGGCCAACCAGTTATCGATCCTCAAACTGGACAGCCAGCGATCCAGAACCAGCTATCGCAGATCGATGTCGATATCGATGTCGGTGAAGCGCCGCATGCTGGCACGATGCAGGACGAAGAGTTCGGTAAAATGACTGAACTTGCGAAGGTTGTTCCGTCGCTTCAGCAATTGCCAGCGCAAGCATGGCTAGAAATGTCCAATCTTCGCAACAAGGGCAAGATCTCCAAGGTACTGCAACAGGCCGGCCAACCAAGCCCGCAACAACAGCAGGCGCAACAGATCGCTTTGGCTGGCGAAGCTGCAAAGGTTGAGGAAACCAAATCAAAGGTCGCTCTCAACCTGTCCAGGGCCCGTACCGAAGGCATGCCATCTGGCGAGCAGTTGCCGCCAGGCTTCGCCGCAGCACAAGCTGTTGCGGATATCAGGGACAAGAACGCCAGCGCCAACCATAAGGAAGCGCAGGCAAAGAGAAACTTGGCTGAGATCGGCTTTGCGATCGCAGATCACGGCCATCGTTTGCGTGAGACGCCCGCTTGGCAGGACCAGCAGCGTCATGAGCAGAACGCTCAGCGCACACCAGTTTAGTAGCTTTTTAGTACCGCCGCCGGGTCACGGGCGATAGCGCCGCCAGCTTCAAGGGCGATGGCCGATGCCGGGCCTAATCGGGCGTCCGCAACTCACAGCGATATCGGAGAAGTGCCAATGCAGACTTTGGATGCAATCATGGACTCGCGCCCTGTTGAAACACAGGAGCCGAGCGAACAGCAACGAGAAGACGGCCGCGATGAGCGGGGACGTTTTGCAAGCCAGGCTAGAGAGCAGGCCGAGCAAGAAGCCCAGCAAGCTCAACAACAGGCCGAACCTCAAGCGCCGCAACAGCAAGAGCCCGATAAGCCGCCGCCGGGGTTCATCCCCCAGCAAGCTTTCGACGCTCGAATGGCAAAAGCTGAAGAGAAGTTCAACGAGCGTTATTCAACGCTTGAAGGACAGCTTCAACAGACCATGCGCCAGTTGCAGCAGTTTCAGCAGCGGCCCCAACAGGCCGAAGCGCCGAAACCGCTACCGGATTTTTTCGAAAATCCAGATGGTGCTCTTGATGCTCGTTTGGAAAGAGCTCTTTCGCCGATCACTCAGTCACAGAGCCAGATCGTAGAAAACTTCTCTCGTATGATGGCGTCGGACAAGTTTGGCGAAGAAATCGTCAATAGTGCGATGAAAGACCTGACGCAACGCGTCGATGCAAACCCACAAGGGATGCACGCGACGTATTTGCGGATCATGAACAATCCTCATCCCTACGGCGAGCTCGTGCGTTGGCACAAAGAGCAGAGTGCGCTGAAAACCTATGGCGACGACCCGGAGGCCTTCATTACGGCCGAGGTCGAACGCCGAATGGCTGCCCAAGGCGGTCAACAGGTATCACAGCAGCCTGCTCAGAATCAGCAACCGCCCCAAGCAATGCCATCGTCATTTGCAGCTGCCCGTAACAACGGGCCGCGCGCAGCCGTGGCGTTCTCAGGGCCAAAACCTCTCTCTGAAATTATGGGCGGACGATAAATCGCCGCCTCCATGAGGCAATACAATGGCTGAGACTCGCGTTAATGCGAATTTGTCTCCCACGATTTGGGATGACGAATACTCGACTGAATTCTTCCAGTCTAATCCGTTCTCGCAGTATGCGGGGACGTCTCCGAACAATATCATCCGGATGAAGGAGGACTTTGCCTCCCGACGCGGTAATGGCATCACGTTCGAATTCATCACCAACCTAAAGCGGGGCACGATCTATGATCGTCAACCGCTGCGCGGTCATGAGGATGTTCTCGGCGAATACGGCGATAAGGTCTTCTGGCGCATGCGCAAGAAGGGCATTTCGCTGCACGAGCTGGATGTCGATCTTGCGGCGATCAATCTCCGTGACGCATCGCGCACCACGCTCAAAACCTGGTCGAATGAGGACGTAAAATGGGAAACCATTGATCGTCTCGGGGATGTCGGCGCTAACTGCGACGTTCCATTCGATACAGCAGCCGCTGCCGATAAGAATACGTGGGTGACCAACCAGTCTGACCGGGTCATATTTGGTAATAGCACGGCAAACTATTCGGCCACGTTCGCGACAGCTGCTGCCAACGTCGATACCACCAACGACATCCTCACCATGGATGCGGTTATCGACCTCAAGGCAATTGCGCTGTCCGCAAGCCCGCGTATCACCCCGGTCGAAGTCAAAGAACGATCAAACCAACGTTTCTTTGTCCTGTTCGTTCACCCTCGCCTTATGCGGGATTACAAGAAATCGGTTCGTGTAACTGAGACGCAGGTAACTGTCGTCAAGCGAAACGAATCGATCTTCATGGGTGGCGACCGCGAAATGGACGGCGTGATCATCCACGAGGTCGACGATATGCCTGTCTACACCGGCATCGGTAACGCCGGCGCCAACGTTTATCCGGTCTATCTTTGTGGCCAGGAAGCGCTCGGCTGGGCGATCAAGTCCCGCTACCGCTCTCGCGAACAGGAGGACGATTACGGGCAGGTCGAAGGCCTCGGCATGTTCGGTAAATGGGGCATGAAGAAGCTTGCCTATTCTTCAACCATCGGCGGCACTGACACGACTGTTTACGGAAAACAGCGTGGTGTTGTCACCGGTTTCTATTCGGCATCTAATCTGTAAGGAGAAACGAACATGGGTGGTTATTGGAGTAATCCGGTTCGTCATCCGGAAGATACCGGCATGCAGTATGTGCGCCGGACCGTCACGTTTAACATGACGGATACGGGCAACCTGGCGATCGGAACCAGCCCTGGTATACCGATCGGCGCGCTGGAAGCGGGAGCAATCCCGCTTTACTGCCACGTCACCATCGAGACGGCGTTCAACGCTGGCACCACGAACGTGTTTGTGGTTGGCACCGTTGACGACGACGATGGCTTTGCCACGGCCGCTGCGACGCTCTCGGGCGCGACCGGCTTTAAGGGCAGCCTCACGGGCGCTCTGACCGGTATCCCGCTTGCTGCGGATAAGGTTGTGTACGTCAAGTACACACAGACCGGAACAGCGGCCACTACAGGTAAGGCTGAAGTCGTTCTGGAGTTTGCCGTGAAGCGCGAGAATATCGGTATTCCGTTCCCGAACAACTAATGAGTTAGGGCCGCTGAGAAATTGGCGGCCCTTTCTTCTTATGAAGGAGCCATTGAAATGTCAGATGACCTATCGATTCGAACT